AACCTTGATTTGTTCTAACTTACCATATCTAATACTTTCTGGATCTTTGTAACCATAGAAAGGTACACCATTTAATCCAATACCAATATCTCTTTTAGGTGTAGGATATGTTTCTGTAGTTCTAGTTGCTTGCTTTCTAATAATACGAAGAAGTTTTTGATCCAATACTGTTTGTGTAACAGTAGAACCATCTAAAATTTTATGTGATGGGAAACTAGAACTAGCAATGTAATAATACTGATCATCTGCAAGTATAGCAGATACATTTGTTGGTACTTGATCTAATGATGTAGCAACTGCAGATAATGTAGGAACATTAACTGCTGCACCAGTTCCTAATATCCATCTAGTCTGGTTTGTGCCTACGTTTACAATCTTAGAATCAGAAGTCTCAAAACCAGGATTAGATACTTGTATCTTATCTCCTATAAAAGAGTATGGTTGTGAATCTGATGGTTGTAAATTATAAACAATACCCATTGTCAACAACGTGACACCAGATCCTGCTATTGTAACAGGTTTGTATACTGGTGTGCCAACATCATGCTGTACAGCAGTCTGTGCTAATCTATTATCAATAATAAATTGACCCACAGTCTTATCACTAAATGTAATTGTCTCATTACCAATCAATACTGATCCTGTATTATCCCAACCAGTAGTAGAGAATACATCAATCCTATCTCCTTTAGACTTAGTGCCTGTTAATACTTTCTCAAGTTGAGTCTTAGTTGAGACACCAAATACACCATTAACTGTCTCTGGTGCTAGAACAATATTATAAATTGATTCTCCATCTCTAGTTCCATCTGCGTATACATTATCTACGACAGCATCTGCATAGTCATACTCTACTGTATCAGACTGAGAAATTTTCTTTCCTACTAAATTTTTTACATCACCAGATATAACTTTACATTTGAATGCATATACATTTATCCAATCTGCATTAGATGCTTTATATGTAAAGTCTCTTGGTTTGTATACCTCAGGTTGTACAATTTTTCTTGGTCTAGAATTAGCAACCAACTCCATGTAACCTTCATCACCGTCAAGACCTGACATATAACGATGATAAGCACAATAATAATAAATCTTGTTAGACTCATCAACATTCATCATGAATTCTGGTTGGAACTCATTATCATAGTTTGTCTTAACACCAAGAACAGGTTTACTGTTAGTGTATAATTGACCACCAAGTAATGTACCTTCTCTAGTGGTACTAAACTTCATAGGATGACCATCTGGATGAATAGGCATCGACAAGTTAGAAGGGTCAGATTGATTCCATATAATTTGCCAGTTTTGGAAGATCCTTATTCCCTCTGGTGCAAAATAATATTTGCCATATTCAAAATCTCCAAATAACTGTGGTAACTTACCAAAGTTAATGTAGAAAATACCATTAGGGAATGTATATACTGTACTAGCAGTAAATGTTGATCCTGTAGTACCAGTAACACTATCTCCAAGAGAAAAAATACTGGATACTTGTCTTAGATATACTCTTGTAATTACATTTTGATCATTTCTAACAATCTTAGCAATCTCACCACTAGCAGTAGTAGTTTTGATTACATCACCAACTAAGAATTGACCATTTGGACTTGTAACATCTATAGCAATGTTATCAAACTCAGATTTTATAAACCACTCAAACTGTGCTAAGTTAGTACGATCAAGAGGATCAAAGTCCTTATCAATAATACTATTAAAAACAAACTTAACAGAACTATCAGTTCCCTTTGCTTTATAGAAATTCTGTATGTTCTTTATTAAGGTTCTTTTATCAACACTACCTCTAAGATATTTCTCAGGAAATGAACCTAGATACTGCTTCTCAAAATTCTTAACTAATGCATAGAGAAAAAGATTACTAATATTATAAACTGTTTGACCAGAATTATGTGCTGCAGCAGTTGTACTTACAAAATTACTTTTACTGTATAGATCACCAATTTTTGTATTACCACTAACACCTCTAGAACAACCTTGTAATGTGGTATCTGTTCTAGTTGCGTAAAATATTATCTCGTCATCTATTCTAATATATCCGTCTTTCTCTGGAAAACTCGTTGCATCTTGTAATACAATTGTGTCGCTAGTATTAGTGATACTAACATCCAAAGTATCATGCTGTCTAAGTAAGTTCTTTTCATAATAGTCAATGTCCGCATATTTTTGAATATTGTTGATAATATCTAAAGTACCACCCTGCACCTCCTGTGCTTCATAATACTTTGTTACAAACTTACTAAAAAGTTCGTATTCTGTACTAATGAACTCAGGAAGCTGTGTCTCTATCAGAGTAGATATTCTCTTTGTTTTTACAGCAACCATTTACTTACTCTTTATATGCAGTGAAGGATGAATTTGGAACATCAACGTCAAGGTAAACTTCACGCATTGCCTTGATGTCGTTTGATAGTGGTTTTACTCTTAGTGAAATACGATTATCAAAGAAACTACCTTTAATAATTGTTAAAGCATACATCTTCAACTCACCTTTTACATAATCAATGTCACCGATATCGCTGTCAAGGACAACCTTCTCACCAGTTACATTATCTAGTCTATATAGGACGATTTTCTTATCTCTATCTTCGACATAAACGTCAAAATTAGGATACTCAGTTACCCTAAAACCAGTAGATGACAATACAGGATCATCACAGTCCTCATCAAAGGCATTCTGGAAACATACCTCGTAATAGAAAGTAGAATTTAACTGAGGATAGAAGTCTTTTCTCATTGTAAGACTTGTGAGATTAGAATTGATACTAACATCAGCATCGTCTATCACACCTACAAACTTACTATATCTAAATTTACCATTAAATTTCTCAGTATCACTTGTAAGAAGGTAACTTTGAATTGCATCAATTGCCTTATCTCTAATATTAGCAGGAGTTTGATCTGTCACACCTCCGTTATAATAGATTTTACTAGTCATCTCAACAAATAAAATAGAAGGATCTACTATCTGTGGTTCTACAGATGCAATTACATACTTCTTAAGATCAGAAATAATCTGTGATTTTGTTAATGATGTAAGATAACTCGCATCAGTTGGTTTTAAAGAAATGAATACTTTACCATATTGTGGTGGATCTTGATCTTCCCCACCAAATATAATGATATCGCTTGTTGCTGGATATACTTTTCTTACAATTGCTTCATAGTCGTTAGCAGTCACTGCACGGTCTTGTGTGCCATATGCTTTAGGAGCAGTGTATTTTATCTTAGCAGTGCTTTCTACCTCTTCACCACCCGAAGAAGGTGTAGTTGATGTAATTGTAGTTGTAAAAGCATTAGGACTTACACCATTTGGATTCTGTACAACACCAGTAAAGACAAATGTCTTAACTCCATTGCTTTCAGGACCTGAAGTTGTAAGATATGATACTTCAATACGTGAATTATTCTCAACCTTCTTACCTAAAACACCGTCACCCATAAGAATCTCATATCTCTGATCCTCAATCTCATCAAGGAAGAATACTTTTGACGTACCATCAACACCTAAGATGTTATCAGCAATTTTATACTCCTCATTAAATGAACCACCACCAGGATATACTTGCACCCTAATTGTATTAGTATCAATGTCTTGATTATCTAAAATAAATCTTTGACTTTTAATAGCACTGTTAATAGTGAATGTATTAACTAACCTTGTTCCTTCTTTAATTTCTACGTTTTCAAATGTTGCGACATTGTTAACAACCTGTCCTGTAACAGCATCATTTACAATATAAGAATAGATGTTATTATCATATGATGCAACAAATCCTGTGCCTGGTTGTAATACTAATTCCTTATCAGTTGTAGCGTTAGTATAGTTAATAGTAAATGAAATATATGCAGTAGGAGCAGTAATACTTTTGGGTCTGTACCCTAGTTGCTTTGCAATTGATACTACGTTGTCTCTTAACGTTGCTGAATCAATGAATAGTTCATTGACCACCATGTTAGTATTAAATGCTGTGTAGTAAGTATTATAAGCAAGTGTGTCAATTAAAGTTGCTAATGCACTTCCCTCAAAATCATAGTCAGTAAATTCTGACTGCGATCTCATATACTCTTTGAGAGAAACTTTTATCTGTTCAAAATCTAAATTGGATACCTGAGTGTATGGCATTATCTTGTACGCTCTAGAAAGAAGTCTACCGCCACTGGTCTGTCGTCTCTACCTACAATTTTGTACTGCATTTCAACATTGTAACCATTGTTATCAAAATCAACGTTACAATAAATTCTTTGTACTCTTATTCTTGGTTCATACCTACTAATGCATTGAGATATTTCTTGTTTTATCAGTGCAGCAGAACCATAATCTAATGGTTCAAATAATATGTTATCTAAACCAGATCCTAGTGTAGGTTGAA